CAATCATAATATCTTGTTTGCAAAACATCTACACCAGAGTCTTTTTCTACATAAAAAACTCTGCCACAAAATTCATCAATTAAGTTTGTAGCAGCTTCTAGTGCATAAGTTAAGTTAGTATCTTGTGTTGATCCACTAAGCCCTAACCATCCCTTAAGTTCATCAACAGAAACATAAGTGTGAATTGCAACAGGCATAAGTTAATTACTTATCCTCTGATGGCTTTACAGCTTTATTTTCTACTTTTTTCTTTGATGCTTTTGCATCTAATTCAGCAGGAATTGGATCTCCTATACCTGCAACAAGAGAAGCTTTAGCAAATGGAGGATTAGCTCCCTGCTTTAGTTTCCCTGTTTCTTTATCTTTCCAGACTTTATCTTCTGGCTTTTCTACTAATTTCATATTATTTTTATTCTCCAAATTATCCCAAGCAGAGCCAACAACTTGAGTACTCATAACAAAAGTGTGGCTCTGCTCAGACATAAATTATTTATTCAATACTTGCTATTGAAGTAAATGCTTGTGGTTTATAAACAGCTAGAGCATATCTTAGAGATGCTTTAACAGTTAAAATATCTTTACCAAAATCTCCATCTTTAGCAGAATCAGAAATTAATAATTCCATTCCTCTCCTAAATACATGGTTTATAGCTAAAGATCCACCAAATTTACCTACAAGAACATCTACTGATGAGCTTACAGCTCCACCAATTTGAGATGACTTAACAACAGGCAATCCCCAGATAGTTGGGCTTCCTGCAAATGCTGATGCACCAAGCATGAAGTTGTTGTTTCCATCAACTTGTCCTGCTAATGCTTCATATCCTGCAGGTGCCATAACAATAGCATCTGGGCTTAAGAAACCATTGACTTCACAATCTTTGATAGCTTCTAAGATAGTTCTTAGTTTGCCACCAACAGTTGCTGGATAAGTCATAGCATCATAAGTAATTGAGTTAATACCAGCAGTATTTAAAATACCTGTGATATTTGAGCCTGTTCCATCTCCACCAATGACTTGTTTTTCAAGTCTTTGCATGACATGGTTAGCTAATCTGCCATCAAAATATGCTCTTGCACCTGCTTGATCTTCAAGCAACTCTGCTGTAATAGGCAAAGTTGTGATGAATTTTCTTACAGGAGCAGTTACAGCACTATAGCTGAAAGCATCCTCTCCTGAAGCTGATCCCTCAGCAGTTTCAGCAGCATTATTTGTAGCTGTTTCTTTTAAGAAATAGTAAGTTGTTTGATCTGTATTGATTGAATCAATCAAGTCTAATACAGGATTTGGATTTGGCTCTAAAGCAGGAACTACTTGTTGATAAACTGTGTCCCTAGTCCATACTGAAGTTGTAACAGTTGTTTTAGCTTCAAATGGAATGTTCTTTTGTCCATGATCCACAAATCCTTTATAAGCAGCAGATTCTAAGAATTGTTGTCCAAGTGATTTTGGAGCTTCAACTTCTGGCTCTCCATATACAGGCATTCCAGAAACTTTTTTTGAAGCTTCAAGATTATCAACATTGGATTTTCTCATTTCCTCATAAGATTGAAGTTCAGTAATTGAATCTCCAAGCTCTGCTAATTCTTGATTTCTTCTTTTGATTTCTTCTTTTTGATCAGAAGAAAGTTCAGACATATCTTTTACAGAGTCAAATATTCTTGCTAATTCTTCTGACTTAAGAGCTTTTTCTGCTCTCATTTCTTTTAAAGTAGCCAATTTATTCTCCTTTATTAACTATTTTCTAATAAGTTCTTTTGAACTTCTAAAAATAACTCATCATCTTTAACAGGATCATATCCAAATTGAGCTAAGACATCATCCAACTTTATATAAAGTGCATTTAGTCCTGCTAAATAAGTTCTAATCATCTCTGTAGATTTTGAGCTTAATGTCTTTTTTTCAGAGTTTCTAAGAGAAGCTAGATCCTCTATTCTCTCTGTGAAAGCCTTTAACTCCTCAAGAGAAGCCACAGCTTGTTCTCCAAGCCTCATGCCCTGTTGGGATGAACTAATGATACTTGCATCATCTTTGCTTGAAACTTTTGGCTCTGTAGATTCTATTTGCATTTCTGCTTTTATTTCTTCATCTACAGGCTCTAAACCTGATTTAAGAGCTTGAACAAATGAGTTCTGTTGTGCTCCTACTAATACAGGAGAAACCTCCCATACTTTAACATCTTCTAATACTCTTACAGGAACTTCTTCTCCTTTACTGTCAATATGAGTTCCTTTACTTGATTTTAAAACTTGAAATCCATAACTAAATTGCTGCATATCTTGCATAGCTTTAACAGTTTCATAAGCTTCTTTACCTGCTTCAGTATTTAAGAAATAACCTTTAAAAACAGCTTTTTGATTATCTGTTTCAATAATTCCTCTACCAATAACTTTACTCCAATCATGATTCCAGACTAATGGAACTTTATTGCCTGTATATCCTGATCTAAGAGCATTTGCTTTAGTTACATCATTATCAGAATCAATAACATCAAATAATGAAAAAACTGCTTCTATATATCTTGTATCTCCATCTTCTTTAAGCTCTATTGGAGCATTCTTAAAAGAGAGATTTTCTGGTCTTTTTATTTCACTCATCTATTACCTCTATATAAGCTTCTGTGCATCTGCAATTAGCTATTAAACCTATAGGAGCATTTGGATCTCTAGGTCTATCTAATTTAATTCCATTATACAGATAAAAGCTATCCATAGGAATTCTTTGATTGTCCAATTCAAAATGAGCTTCTCTAACAATCCCATCTCTCCTAGATACCCATTCTTTTTCTAATTTTTTACCTGTAGCTTTAGCAGATCTCTCTTGAGCCCAAGAACTAACTTTACCAACTTCTGTTCTAGCTATATTCTTAGCTCTACCTAAATTCTGTCCTCCTAAAACTGTATTAATTCTCTTAGCTAATTCATTAAAGAATTTCTCTCCCTGTGCAGTTCCTGCAATAGGAGCAACAATTCCTAATTCCTCAAACTCTTTTAAAGTATCTGTAATAACTTTTGATACTCTCTTCTTAGTTGTTGCATTTAAGTCATTCATTACTTTTTTAGCATTCTCTTGTATGAATCCAGCTGCTTTACCATCTTGAAATACTGAGCCAACAGCTGCAGGAACATTTCTTTGTCCTCTATAAAAACCATCTTCAACAATCTTTCTTAAAGTTCTTCCCTCTGGTAAAAGTAAAGCAATTTCATCAAATACTGTTCTTACTGCTTGTTCTTCTGGTATAGATACTCCTAAATCAACAGGATCTGCTGCTTTGAAGTTATCATTTGCAGGAAAGAGATTATCCCAAGTTCTAACTGAAAAATCATCTGCTACAGAATAGAAAAATGGTAGTAATTCTTTATCAAACTTAGAATTCTCTAAAAATATATCAATATTTGTATTAAGTGTATCTATATCATTACTAGCTTTAGAAATATTAGATAAAGCTCTTTTTTGTCTATTTAATTCTTTTGCATAAATATTAGACATAAAATCACTCCATTTATTTTGCAATCCATCTATAGCTTTCCATAACTCTTTCTTTTCTATTTCTGATCTATAGTGTTTAACAGTTGGTAATCCTAAGAATTTAACAGTTGGCTCTTGCCATCCAAATAATGGATATGATGCTTTCTCCTCTTTAACTTTCTCAGCTTCTTTAGTAGCCCAATTAAAAGCTCTCATCTTGTTTGATTTAGATAAATCTCCACCCCATAACAACCAAGCTACCTGCCCTGCTGTTGGTCTATCACTATCTCCAGATAAATAAGCATCTGCATCATCTGAATCTAAATCTCCCTCATGTCTAGCAAACCAAGCTGCCATTCTCACAACTTTGTTATCTGAAATCTTTCCATTAGCCATATCTCTGGCTTCTCTCTTTGTTTTATCTGTTAAACCAGATCCTGCAAATTCTAAGAGTTCTAATCCTCTAGCAGCATTCTTTTGTATATAATCTGGAACATTCTCTACAGCTTTATTATCTTTCTTTGGCTTCTTAGGCTTCTTAGGTTTGCCATATTTATCATCTTCTGAATAT